ACCCTGCAGACCGCGGTGGCAGGACGCGTTACGGGATCACAGAGTCGGTTGCTCGCGCCGCGGGCTACCAGGGCGACATGCAGAACTTCCCGTTGTCACTGGCGAAGGCGATCTACCGCCGCGACTACTGGGACAAAGTGTGCGCGGACGAGCTGCCCGAGCGCTTGCGCTACCTGGTGTTCGACGCGGCGGTGAACAGCGGGGTAGGGCATGCCTCGCGCTGGTTGCAGATGGCGGTGGACGTCAAGGTCGACGGCTCGATCGGGCCCGTCACCCTGGCCGCCGTGCGCCAGGCGGACGTTGAAGCGGTGCGCGCCAAGATCAGCGCCTATCGGTTGAGGCTCATGGCCATGCTGCCGTCCTGGCCGACGTTCGGTCGCGGCTGGGCGCGTCGCGTCGCAGACATCCTGGAGGCGTGATGAATCCGTTGGTGCTGGGCCCAGTGCTTGAGATCGGCAAGAGCCTGATCGATCGCGTCTTTCCAGACAAGGAAGCAGCTCGCGCGGCCGAAGCCGAGTTCCTGAAACTCGCGATGGACGGTGAGCTGAAGCAAACGATCGCCCAGCTTGAGATCAACGCGCGCGAGGCGCAGCACACGAGCATCTGGGTCGCCGGCTGGCGCCCGTATTTCGGCTGGGTCGGTGGCACGGCGTTCGCCTATGTCGGCATTCTCAAGCCGTTGCTGACCTGGCTCGGCATGATCCACGGCTGGCCCGCGTTGCCCGACATCGACACCGAGTTCCTGTGGGTGGTCGTCAGTGGCCTGCTCGGCATTGGCGGTCTTCGCACCTACGAAAAGAAACAAGGGGTGACGAAGTGATCGCCTACGCCCTGATCGCCTGGTCCTCGTTGGCCGCACCTGTGTAGTGCTGCAGCGCCTTCTCGGCGATCTGCAGCCGGGTGCGCAAGGCCCGGAGCTCGCGCTCCTGGGCCGAGAGCTGCTGGCGCAGCAATGGCAGGCCGAGCACGTCGCCGGGCCCGAAGCACCAGTTCTCGGGGCTCACCAGCTCCCCGCGCACGAACTTCCAGCCCGACCAGCGGCCGTCGGTGCCGGGCAGCTCCCCGAGCAGCGCGCGGATCGCCTGGCGCTGGTGACCGGGGATCTTGCAGCGCCCCGTGCGCCAGCGGTAGAGAGTCTTCTCGTGGACGTCGAGCGCCCGCAGCAGGGGCCGCTCGCCGATGAGCTCGATGGCCTCGGCCAATTCTCGGAGGGGTTGGCGGTTGCACTCAAGCATGGGCGGAGTCATGTCATCCAGACCATGACCGGCCACTGATCGGCCATTGCTTCGGCAATCCCCGGATAGGTTTCGCTCCGGATTTTCCACCGGTCTTCAGAGGGAGGAAGCCGGTTCTGACCGCTGTCGGTCTGGTTAGCCCAGCGCTTCTTGCCGTTGACGATGCGCGGCTCGACGTGCTGCGTCGGTGTCAACCGTGGTAAGCCTTTGAGCCACAGACAGGTGGCCTTACTGGCGTCGTGGCCAAACATCCACGGGTGAATGATCTGGTCGGGCTTTCGGATGCGGCTTGAGATAACGCTGATCGGGTTCTCGATGGCCACATGGTCGATTGGCGCATTCATCAGCAGCCGCACGAAGTCGAGCGCGTCTTCGGTGAGCTGCGGGTCGCGCAGACCTCTGGCCGTCCAGTGCATGCCCGAGACACTGAGGTAGGTGCATGGCGGGTGGGCCACCATCAGGTCCCAGTCGTCGTCGAGGACGTCGCGAACGTCGCCCTGATAGTGCGGGCCGGGAACATCGGTCGGCAGCAGGTCGCAAGACATGGCGTCGTGCCCGGCGGCCAGGAAAGCGTCCCGTACCGTTCCGCTGTATTCGCACGCCACCAGTACGCGCAGCTTGAAATCGCTCATTTTCGGGGGTTCGTTCTTCTGGTTTGCTACAGTTTCATTTAGCAAACGCTTTAACGTCAACCCCCTTTGCGATACGCATAATGTATAAGATGACCTGCCCTTTTGCTAAAGGGCACAGAGCACTAGGGGGATTTCGTGCTCGGATCAGTCATAGCAAGTGCTGTGACAAAGTGCAGGATGCACCAGCGCAAATATCCACGTCAACCTTGGTTGTACTCCAGCTCCAGGATTAACTGGCAGTAGTGGATCGCTTTGCGGATGTCGTCCGCGCCGTTCTTGTCGCGATGGCGGGCGATGTACTTGATGACGTTGCCCTCCAGGAACCCGAGATCGTTCTTGTGGATGAACTCCACCGGCTGGATCGCCAGCGTCTTGTAGTGGGTGCCGGCTACCTGGACATCAAGCGAGCTCATGGTTCTGCCCCCAGGTCATGGTGAAGCGCCAGCCGTTGATGCCCTGGGCCTTCGACAGCCGGCGACGGGCCCACTGCGCCGCCAGTGCGCAGTCCTTCGTTTCCGACGGAGCCTGGCGGTCGTCGCCCTGACCGAGCACTTTGTTCGGGTGCGCGATCTGCGATCGGATGCCGACCAGTTGATGCTCGGCGACCCAGCGCTGGACCGTGACCGTCTTCACGCTGTACTTCTCGGCAACCTGCGGAATGCTGTGGGTCTTCAACAGCAGCTGCAGCACGCTCTTGCCGGGATCCTTGCGGTTCGGCGGTTGCCGCGGCTTGGACTTCACCCGCGGGCGGCGGTGCAGGTTGGCCGGGAGTTTCAGTTTTGGGTCGATCATGCTGCTTTCCTCATTGCATTAAGTAGTAGTTGCTGCATCGTCGCTTTGCCCTGCAGTCGAGCGAGCACGAGCTCGTCGACCGTGTTACGCGCCACGATGCGGTACACGTAGACCGGGCGGTTGTGTCCTGACTGCGCCTGGCGGGTAGGGCCAATGCGCTCGATGATCTGTTCGTGCTCTTCCAGGTTCCAGTTCATGCCGAAGAACACGATGATGTTGCCGCCGTCCTGCAGGTTCAGGCCGTGACCCGCCGACGCAGGGTGAGCGAGCAGGATCGGGATTCGCCCAGCATTCCAGTCTTGGATCGTTCGAGGATCAGCGTCCAGTTCCCGAGCTTGAGGGAACGCACGCTGTAGTCGGGCCAGGTCGCTCTTGAAGTGATAGGCCACCAGGACGGGCGCTCCAGCAGACTCCTCAACGACTGAGCGCAGCGCTTCAATCTTTTCACTATGCAGCTCCTTCCAGTTTCCAGCGTCGTCCGTGTACAAAGCGCCGTTCGCCGCCTGCAGGCACTTCATCGTCTTGGCCGCTGCGCTGAACACCTCCACCTCGGTGCCTCCTGACAGCACCGTGAACATCTCGCGCTCGAGCTCGCGGTAATGGCGACGGGCCAGAGCCGGCAGCGTGACGTTGATCTCCGTCTCGATCAGCGGCGGCAGATCCAGGTAGTCCTCCGCCTTGACCGTGATCGTGATGTCGCGCAGGCGCGCTTCGATCTCCGCCTGCGCGTAAGGCATCGGCGTCAGCAGTCGGGCGAACGGCGTGGAGCCGACGCGCTTCGACTGGAACCATCGGTTCTCGAACGCGTTGTACGTGCGCCCCAGGCGCGCGCCTTCGTCCAGGAACCAGGCCTGGCCCCAGAGATCCAGCAGTCCGTTCGGCGCTGGCGTGCCGGTCAGGTTCACCCAGCGCTTCACGTAACGATGCGCCACCTTGCCCAGCGCCCGAGCTCGCACGCCGCCCTGACGCAGGCGGAAGGACTTCAGGCGGGTGGACTCGTCCGAGATCACCGTCTTGAACGGCCACAAAAAGCCCAGCTGCTGGACCATCGTGGCGACGTTGTCGTAGTTCATCGTCACGATGTCCGGCTTGCGACGCAGCGCATCCAGCAGCTTGCCAGCGCCACCTGCTGCGACCTCGACGTGCAGGTGATGCAGGTGCGGCCACTTCTTGACCTCGTCGGGCCAGGTGGTCGTGGCAACGCGCAACGGGGCCAGCACCAGCGCCGGGAACACGTCGTCCGTCAACGACAGCACGTCGAGCGCGGTGAGCGTCGACACGGTCTTGCCCGTGCCCATGCCTGCCCAGACGTTGCAGCGCGGCGTCATCACAATGTGCTCGATGATCGCGGACTGGTAGTCTCGAGGCTTGAACGAGTTCATTCAATGCCTCGCTTTTCGGCGTGCTGGAT